TCAGTCACCAAATACTTACCAGCGTTCTCCGACTGGCTCGGCAACTCGTCTGGTGTAACGACGTTTGCCCAAAGCACTTGCGAACCATTCGTAAACAAGTATCGACCACTATTCCCCGACTGGATCGGTAACTCCGTGGGCACCAACCCCCAACTCGCGTTTGTACCATCAGTAGTCAAAAAACGATAATTGTTTCCACTCTGCGATGGAAGTTGGTCGGGCACATCACCCCAAAGCACTTGCGAACCATTTGTAGTCAAAAACTTCCCACTCTGATTTGACAGACCCGTTTCTGATATGGGGCTTAAGAGATAAGCACCCATTGATAAGTGCAGACTGGCTGTTGTTGGGTCCAAAAAAGCGAACTCCTCCCACCCAGTCGTGGTCCCGTCTTTATTGACCCAAACTGTGTAATTGCTCGAGGTTGCAGAGTCAAACTCAACCCGTAGCATCCCCTTTGCAGTATCACCGACCGCTGGTCGATCACTACTTGTACCCACATGCCGGGGATCCAACACACCCTGAAATCGCCCATAGATAGGCACCCCAAAGTCAGTAGAGGCCGGTCCGATGCTCATCAACCAGTAGTGTAGTTTCCCCAGCCTATATTTAGAACAAGTGCTTCTGTTGAACTCGCATCAAAGGGGCCAACGACCACACCGGTGATGGAGTAGGTAGAATATGGTGCTACGGGTGCACTCTGATCAGCGACCCGCTTCGAAGTCGGGAGAGCGTACATACCCCACTGACCGGCCTGATACACAGCAGCGCTCAACTGCCCCGTCACCCCCGACACCGCGTTCGAGCTTATCGTAGCCATCGCATTCCAAGCATCCACTCCGGGTGCTGGTATCCAGAACTTGGTGGTCGTGCGCTGTGACTGGGGGATCGTGATGTCAACTGCCTTTGCGTTAAGACTCGTGCTCGTGATGCGGCCGGACGCACTCGAATCCTGCTCTTGCCAGTTCACCCCGTTGTCTGTAGATTTCCACCACGGGATGTAGTTGGTCACACTGACCGACCCAAAGGTTGGGAAGCTCAAATCCAAATTCGCTGTGGGTCTTGCGAGCCCATGGGTAGGTGGTCCACCACCGAGATTATCAGTGAGGTCGGGGAAGACCGTCGTGTCAACTGGAGTGAAGGTGATCGTTCCCTGTACTACGGGCGTACTAGACACCGTGTCACCAAGTGTGGTCGAGGCATGCATTTCGTGTTGCGCGACTCGATTCTGTGCAGTACTTGAATAAGTTGCACCGAACGTTGAGCCATTGTTACCTGAACTCGTCACGGTTGATAATGTAATTGCACTCCCACTATACCGTGCATTGAACTGCTGCCACCAATTGGGGTTGCTGCCGCCGAGGGTTGTGGCTACATCAGAGGTTGAAAGCATGGGGCCCCCAACATCCAGATCAACACCTTCCACGGTCCTCGCACGCGCACGACCGTATTGCCTTGTGATGTTTGCATCGAATGTCGCCATCTGCCCAAGCTTCATCTGCGTAGTGGATGGAGACCAGGTGGACGTCAGGGTGGCGTCCGACTCCCAATAAATCTGGATGCGCTGCGCCTCACCAAACCACTTGCCGGTGGCGTGGATGAAGAGGTTCTTCTCGAGACGTTGGCGGTCCCACGAGGCAAAGTCTGCTACCGTCGGGGGTGTCGTCTGTGTCAAGAGCGTGTCCAACGAGGCAGTTTGGAGAAAGCTTGTGTTGCTGAGCCCCGCCCAGGGCAATAGGTCTTCTTGGGTGGTCGTGGCTGTGGTGAGTGTGGTCCCATCTTCAAATGTGATTTTATTAACGTCCAACTCACGGGCTTCGATGTGGTGGGCGTGTGTGCTGTGACGGTACAACCCCCTCTGTTGGGCCGAATTTCCAGCAGCCCCAGAACCAAGCTCCATCTCTTACCAACAAACTAGAAACTCTAATACAGTGCCGCCAACGCCTCCTGTTGGGCCTCTTTGCGTCGCCGGTGAAGCAGCTCCATCTCACTCTCAAGCCCCTGAAGTTGTCGCATTACGAGACTCTGTAGCGCCGGGATGTCTCTCTCTACTGCAGCCACTCGTGGTTCAAAGGAATTGGCCCACGTCTCGATGCGTGAGTCAAGCCTTCGCAAGCTCTCTTCCGTCTTTCGCTCGAGTGCGAGGCCCTTGTCACGACACGACTGGCTCACCTTGTCCATGCGGTCGTGAAGTGCCACATTTACTGCCGCTGCATCACTGGCTTCCAAGCGCTGCTCCATCTCATCGATTCGTTTTGAGAGAGCCTCGATCCGGGCCTCGTTTGCCACAACACCCTCCAAAGCACGCGAATCAATTGGGTGCGTCCGGTGCATCGCGATGCCACCCCATCAGATTAATGTATATGTTGAGAAAGTACGTACTGATTGAGCGCCTTGCGATTCTCAACCTCCGTAAGCTTCGAATGGTCGGGGTCGCGACACAACACAGCGACGAGTGTGACAATCAATGACAGACCCGTGAGGTCTACCAAATCCATTCTCTGTTGTAATGGTGTAAGAAACTATGGTGGTGCACTCTGTACACTCCCACTCTCATCACTCTCACTCATCTCTTCGTCAGGGCCCACTATGATCTGGATACCACCAGTGTTCATCTCAAGTCGCATTGTGTCGAGGTCGGCCCGCATCCCATCAATCTCCTTTCTAAGCGCTAAAACCTCGTTGTGTAGCTCCTTCACGGCTGCCATCAAGTGAAAGAGCATCATCTTAGTTTCCTGACTGCTTAGAAAGGCTTTTAGCGAGCTGCGCCTCGCGCACGTATCGCATGCGCTCCTTTGCCTCTTCACTCCCCTTCACCGGTCGACCCTTTGTCGGAGTTGGCGGCGGAGGACGCTTCGGAGGTGGTTCCGGAGTCGTCGGAGCTACATAATGATTCAAAATCGACGTCGGATTCTGTAGAGTCCCCCGCCCCTGTGTCGCCAGAGTCTGTTGCATGCTCTCCTACTTCCTCAGAATAATCGGGGTCGCCTTCTTCCATGTCCACTGCCTCCTCACCCTCCTCCTCCTCATCCCAATCTTCTGCTGTCACTGCGGCCTCCCACTCGTCCGCGGGGATGTCAGCAACGAGTTCGCGGACATACCATGCATCTGTTGCCACAAACTCCTCCCAATAGGTTTTGGGTGGTGGTTTCCGCTCACGTCTCGACCTGCCGTTCCATTGGATCACCAAGGCAGAGTCCACAGCACTTATCTCTGTCATGCTTTCGCTTCTTCTCGACCTTAGAAGAAAGTTGGTCATACGCTGCGACCCCGTCCGACTCCCTGAGCATCTGTTCGTACAGTCGACCGCCGGGTGCCCACTCGTATGGCGCTGCACACGATGCTTCTACCACCTCCAATGCCTTGCGCACTAACTTCAGCTCCTCGAAAATGATGGCTGGAGGGAGGGGTGGTGCGTTGTCCACCGAGCCTTCATAATAGAATGGGTGCTCGGACTTCTCACTCCACCGTCCACTCCGGTTGCGTATGCGGTAGTAGCGATGCGCGTGGAGCTCCAGTCTGCTGTCACCGATGCTTTCGGGCCATGGGGAGTGCCACGTGCGCGCCACCGTTTCAAAATTATACCAGATTACATCGTGGAGGAGTTCTTTGAGTCGCGAATACTCTTCGGACAACCGGTGGTGCTCCCACGTGAAGTGCTCATTGTATTCATCCATCGCATCGAGTAGTATCCTACGCTCTTTTGTACCGCAAGAGGTCATTTTCAACACCAACCAATAACACAGCGATACCCACTACTGAGAAAAACTCTTTCAGGTGACAACTCAGTGTCTTTTGGCAGGGACACACGTACGCAAGCCACGTTGCATACGCCATGAGCATAGTCACCAGCCCCTGAGAGCGCATGGTCCCAGCTACACATGAGAAAGTTCGTCTCTCACCCACTCTTTAATCGTTTTTCCACACAGGTCGCGCTCTCTTGGTAGCCGGCGCAGCATCACGTTTAAGGCGGGTATGTGTCTGTAGTCCAGCCACTCCAACGCGTGGTCGTCATTGCAAAACCACCAGTTCAGTGGACCATCTCGTAGCTTGTACATCGTCCGCTTGGACCCACGCTTGCCACACCACCAGCAGCTGTGGTTGGTGCTGACACGGTGCATCGATCTCAATCGACGAGGGATGAAAGGTGTGAATGACTTTTGCATAAGTGCTCGCTTTTGGTAGCAAAGTGCTCGCTTTTGGTAGTGAGGACAAAAGAGAATTTCGACGGGTTTGAAATTCTCGCTGTGAATAAGATTGTTCACAGCGAGAATTTCAAACCCGTCGAAATTCTCCCTCGAAAAAAGCGAGCACTTGATCAAAAGGCACCAAATTTGGGACGAATTCGGGACAAAAAGGTCCATTTATGGTCCGAATCGGCACCACCGACGTCACGTCACCTCTGGAACATGCCCCTAAAGTCTGGGTTCAAATTCTCTTCTTCTTCTTTTGAGTTTTTTTCTCAAAAAGAAGAAAAGAAGAATTTGAACCCAGAATTCGGAAGGTGTTGTTTTGGGGTGTCGGGTGTCGACCGGTAAAAATCTGACTTAGAGGAAATGGGGTGTGAACAGCAAGTGGCCGTCGCCTTCATGGGTGGTGCACTGTCCCTCCTCTTCCTTCTCATCTGCATCACCCTCTGCCTGCGCCCACTTTCTGACCTCTACATGGTGCCCTATGTCGTGGGCGATCGGCCAAGCGTACGACATCATGACCAGCGACATGCGAGGGAAGCTCCACGGATATCAGCAATCACTCGAGCACCGCTACGGGGACCCGAGAGTCTACGCTATGCAACGAGAGCAAATGGCAGCCGATCAAGCGGAAATCATCTACTCGGAAGCCAAAACGAGAGAGCAGGCACTTGCATCTGCATACCAGAAGAACCGCCAACAGACACAGGTCGACCACCGGTCTAGGCTGGAGCGATTTGCTCGAGATAAACCCCCTCAATTCTCGGAGGTCCATCAGAATGGGTTTGCTGATCAAACTGTTGAACCCGACTCGCACCCTGTTGCTGGGCGGTCAGGAGCGCGCTCCGCTCGGACTGAGGCAACCGCTCGTTGAAGTCTTGGTTGCGTACGTCATCAGTGTAGCGCCACGCGTCCTTAATTTCCTTCAGACTCGCTCCATCCGGTGGATTCGGATTTGATGGTTCGGCGCCAGCTCCATCCCACTCCTTGATGGCCACGTCCAGTCGCGACTCGATAGCCTGTCGCTTGAAGAGCATGTAACCCAGACTCGCCCCCAGTGCCAAAATGTACACACCCCCTAGTCGGTTTGCCACGAACGCTGACGTCATGATGCTTGCTCTTTAGAAGATCAGCACCGACTGGAACTGTATTCGCATGCACAAATTCAATGAATTGCGCAAAGCCCCCGAGCTGCAAGAACGACCCCCCAAAAATATGCTGTCCGTTTTCTTTAAATTGGTGGTACAGCTCCTGCAGCACGTCATAATGTTCTGCAACCCACCCTCGCGTCAGTGGTTCCTCGTCAGACTCACTCTCAGACGAGAACTCACTCATCCGGAAGCACGAAGAAGTCGCTGTCTAAACTACTCAGCTGATTGGAATATGTATCTAGGTAGTACGTAATCAAGAGGAGGGCGTCGGCGAGGTCGTCCTTCTTCTGTTTGTGCGTGAACGCGGTAGTCACGCCAGAGGAAAATGCGTTGGGGTTGTTGTCCACAAACACCTCCGCCCACTCCACGGCCCGTTGCTTGTTCATACGGTAGTTCTTCGTGCCTAGATTGTAGTGGGCCTTCACGCTGCGGGCGTTGATGATTGTGCAAACGTCATAGTACAACGTTTGGATCACCGACTCGACGATGCGCATGTTGCAGCGCATTTGCCGCTCGACCAAGACACACGCCGCCTCCTCGAAGAAGCTCTGATAACGCTTCACGAACTCCCGGACGTAATGCACGTTGTATGCAGGGACGTAACGTCCATTGGGAACAAGTGATACGTTGTCCCAGAACACAAACTTCGCTGCGACGAAGTCGAACACACAAAGACCCAGATTCTTGATTCCAACGTCTATTGCTATTGCATAGCGCATCGTTACTGTGCACCTTTAGAAGATTTCAGGGCCTGCTGCTGATTTCAACGGAGCTAGGTTCTAATTGAATTACATCCCGCACACACTCATTTCCACAACACGCTATTCTACGACACCGACTTTTCAGGAAGTAGGTTAGCAACATGCCAATACAAGTAGTGAACCCCGCTATCACGGTGAGCAACCACGTCCCGTTTTTTTCGAGAAAGTCGGGGTCGGGACACGCCGCGCGCACACAATCGATGGGGCAGTGTACAGGCTGCATCGATGCTCACCCCTTTGGAAATAGCCTAAGCGAACGAGGTCAGAGCGCGGCCGTCCTTGATCGCCAGCCAGTTGTAGTACACCCCGTACACGTCGACTTGGTAGTCGTCGGCCACAGTGCCAGTACCCGCGTCCGGTGCGAAGCCGTCCACACCAATGCTCAACTTTGCGTGCGACACCTTTGAGAAGTTGACCGAGCCCGACGGGTTCGCTCCCTCGGGGTTGAGCGCGAACGGATACACGTAGATCTCCTTGCGGTCCCGCATCTGCGCAAGCATCTCAAAGTCGCTGACGGGGTTGGGAGCTGTCGCGGTATCGAGGCGCGCGACACCCCGCTGAGCCGACGACTCCGCCAACTGGGAGAACTGGTCGCAGGCGTTCGAGTGGAGCATCGGCATGAGACGGTGCATGAGGTAGTCACGGTCGATGCCCGAGCCGTCGAGGTGGCGCGACTGGCCGTTGAGCTTGAGCGTGAAGGTCTTGGTCTTGAGATGCGTCGGTTTGGGGGCATTGGACGTGCCGCTCTCCTCGATGCAATTGTGCCACGAGTCCATATTCGGGTCCTTGCCACCACCGTGGTAGGCGAAGTAGTTCTTCGTGGACGCAGTATTCCACGCAGCCTTGTTACCGGTGCCGATCGCAACGACATTCGCGACCGAGCTACCCATGTCACAGACCTTGCGAATCGTGATCACGAGCTCCTGCACCGGGTGGAGGAAGCTGAGATCGATGTCCAGCGTCGTGGGGGTGCCGGCCGCAGAGCACGTGATCGAGAAGGGCTTCGTGACCTGGTTGCCGTGCCAAAGCTTCATGAGCCGCACGTGCTCACGGTTCATGAGCGCCGTCGCCTCGGGCCCCGTCACGTGGATGTAGTGGCAGCGCAGGAAGCAGCCCTTGCTCGCGAACGCGCTGCCATTCTCCCACGCGAGCGACGCAGCACCCGCATCGGCCGGGGCAGTACCCTTGGCGATGATGGCGGCACTCGTGGACGGGTAAGCCCCATGCGCCATGAGCAGCTCATTTTGCGTCTTGAACTTGATCGAGATGCGCACGTCGTTGCACCCTGCGATCGCCGCGAGCGGGAAATACTTCGAGGGGTGCGTCGTGAAGAAGAGACCGAGCGGCACGATGAGCTTCTTGCCTTCCTTCTTCTGGTCGTCGTATGCAATGAGACGGTCGTAGGCATCCGACTCGGTGCTCGACTCGGTGTAGAACTGGGTGTCGGAGGCACTGCTGGCGTACTTCGCCTCCGCCCGAACGAGTGGGCGGCCGGTCTTGCCGATTTGCTTGAACCCGTAGCGGTGCGAGTCCGAGCGCATCAACTCGTTCATGATGTTCAGGTGCTCGCCCGTGAGCGTCTCGACGTCGTGCGACCCGACCGAGAACGTGATCTTGTCGATCATCGCCAACCCGATCGACTCGACCCAACCCCAGTACTTGCCGGCACCCGAGGCTCCTGGGGCCGTAGCAACCTTCGCAAATTCGACCATCAGATCGACCGGGCCGAGCAGGTCCGCGGCCTTCGGGATCACGAAGTTCACGGTGCCACCAAGGTTCGCCGAGTTCTGTGGGTCGATGTCACGCAGCTCCATCTGGAAGTTGGACGTCCGAGTGTAGCCCACATTGGTGAAGTACGACCGGGTATTGTCGAAGAGGAGTGCGTCCTGGGGGCCCTGATTGATTTGAAGCTGTGGTGCCATAGCACGTGTGTTGTTAGGGATTTAGAAATTAGGCGACGGCCATATCAGCCACCAGACGCACCCCCGGGTGTGTCGCGGCTTCTGCCTGGTATGTCTGCTTCATGTAGTTGTCGATTTGCCTGAAATCCCTCCCACTGCAACACTCCTTTGTGAATTTACAGCACTCTGAATCATTCCTCAGCACCGTGTTCTCCGACTTGTCCACCCACATCTGGCTCGGCAGCGTCGGGCGGGTTAGGTGGTGCCCTCCGGGGAGTTGGTCCGGAAGCACCTTCTTCGATGTGTACAACATCATCGCGGCGAGAGCTCCTGCGGCGATCCACGGTAGCATCAACTTCTGCTTGGGTGCTAGAAATTATCGTCTCTGTTGCCCCATCGTGAGTGTCATCTTGAACGGGATTACTCTGGGGAGGCAGTGCACCACTCCCGCGGTCACCGCCAATGTGACGGCCACCACGCCCGTGATTGTCGCTATCATCCTCTTCATCGTCTAGAAATTCGATTTTGTCAATGATCCCCTGCAACATTTGACTGTGTCGCTGGGTGTGTTTAAGCTGCAACATGAGGCTCTTGTTGTGCTTCTCCATGGCCGCGTAATGTGCCTTCTCATTCTCCCGAAATTGGAGCCCGCGATTGTATGCTCCGTGGTCAACATTTGGGAGCGACATCGGCTTGCCACGATCGCCATATTGCTTCATAAGGTCGGCGATGTACCCTTGCCGCTGGTTGCTTTGGAAGAGGGGCTGCATTATACCTCAAGCATCAGAAAACATTTCACGGTGTCACCAGGCCCCGTCTGCCTCGAAGGCCGACACGACCTTTCTGTGCTTTCGCCGCCTCTGTCGCTTCTTCACGCTTCTTATTCTCTTCGACCATTCTCTCGTGGTTCATAATCCTTGCTGTTAGTGCAGTACAGTCCTCGCAAACCTTCCGAGTCGCCCATTTAGTCCCGGTGTGGCGTGTGTAGTAAATCGAATTGCCAACTATAAAGTATCCACCACTCTCTGTTAATTCCTTGTATCTATCGTGGTTTGGGCTCTTCGCTGCAAGTTGACCAGCAGCAGAGTTCTCAAATGTGGGTAGATACTCTGCTGAGGAGGAGGCAGCTGAGGAGGAGGAGGAGGAGGCAGCTGCTGAGGAGGAGGAGGCCAGAACGCTGGGGGAGGCTGGTCGCGAAAGTAGATCAGGTCGCACCTCCGCTCTTTGCTCCTCTACCGCATGCACTTTCTCTTGTTGCTGAAAAGTAAGCCGCTCATTTTGAGTTCGAGCAAAGAAACCAACAAGAGATTTGACCCCTATTCTTTGCACCCTGTCTGTTCGTCTGTTTATTTCGTCCAGCGTCAAACCAACACCTGAAGCCCGCCCGGACAGTACATCCGCTGCTGCTCCGATTGCCCCACTGACGACAACGTGCGTGGCTGCATGTAATTTTTGACGAAGATCGTCGAACATTTCACCAGCCTTGTCGATGCGACTACTTCCCTCATGTAGTAGTTCTTTATCGCCAGTGACATTCCCTTCCTCCATCATCGCAACCCCCATGTCAAGCTCTTCTTCTGCTTGCTCGAACTCTTGAACTGAAGCAACCCAATTGTCATCGGGGTTGTTGACTTCGTAGCCGAGCTCATGTGCTCTGGCCATTGCCTGCACCGTATATGCTCTTGACCCAATATTTTTAATCATACCTTCGCCGTCAAATAGTTCTGGGGGCACATTAGCCGGGTCAAACCCAAGGAGGGGGGGCCCGCTGTGAAGTGAGTCTGGTGCAACGTCCGCGATCGGCGAGCGGAACGTGTCATCAAGATCACCCGACCGATGCAAGCATGTCGCCTCGGACATCGGACGACCCTTGACCCAATGCTTGAAATACGCCCACGCTTGGTCGATGTTCTGTGGACCGAACTCGGCGAGGAGATTCATCGCAAACGTCTGCTCCTCGGCATGTGTCGCATCCTCGCGCAGGTATTCCCGGACCCCGGGGAGATGCGTCAGTTGACCTTTGCCCCACCACGTTGGTGACCAATTGCTCATCGTCTCTGTAGCTTGTCCAGATCGCCCCCACCCACCACCAGGAGCACGCCGCATCCCATACTCATCCCCCTTGAAGACGAATTTGCGCTGCATTTGACCCCCATCGTTCGGGTACACGTGAGTTGAGTCGTTCAACACATGAGTGCCTTGCAACCAGTCACTAAACTCTTTCTTCAGACACTCGTCGGCCTCCTCCTTGTAGTTTGCAGTCACCTTGTCGAGGTATGCATTACGCACCGCTTCATTATCTTGGAGTGGATTGGTACCCGGTAGCCCAGGCAACGTATACTTGTTTTGATACGCCGCGTCTCGTGCCGCTGGTCCACCCAACGCGTTCGCAAGGTAGGCCGCCTCGTAGGTAGGCCACGTCTTACTCTGGGTCGCATCTTGCACAGAGCCGCGCTGCCCACCAACTTCAACACTCTTCGTGCCAGAACCATCCCAATTCCAAGGCATGGTAGAGAGTCATACACAAGGTTAGAATTAATCTAAACGGCGGTGTACATTGGGATATGGTACAACCTGAGCGGGGGCAATTTTATGGTCGTCAGAACCAAAATCTGCTCGCTCTTGCGGAACGCACTACATTCAACCTCGGTCGAAGGTTGGTGTTTGTGATAACATCATTTGCGTCAGCCTACAGACGTTTTGATCCGACATTCGGTAGGTTCATGGCGGTAAACTTTGCAATAGACCAAGTACTCCCAGAACCAAATGATTTGAGGGGTGCCGGTTGTGGTTCTAGGCGGTTAATGTTTAGTGGAGTCGGGTGTTCGACTGATGCGACGTTGAAACCATTTGTACAGGGTAGCTGGGAAGCGGGGTTTCGGGTCTTGACAGATACATTGAAACCGGTGACGAGACTTAGAGCAACAGTGTATGACAAATTGGACAATGTATTATTCAATTCTCGTTGGTGGGAGTATATTGTAGACCCTATTAGTCTCCTTAGGGGTAGCGGTAGTGTTAGTACCCGACGCAATATTAGTGAATTGTGGCGCGACTTCCAATTGTGGTTCGCAGCGAGAGTTGTGAACAATCCTGTGTCATATAGTTGGTTCATATTGTATGACACGTACAGAAATCTTCTGGGTACTGAGCATCTTGCTAGAGTAATGGTGAGAAATGCCTTAGATCACAACGTATGGTTAATGCCAATCAAATTTGCGTCCAATGTAGCGTTTCGAGGAGAGGTGATAGAACGATCGAAGGAATTTGCGAAGGAGTTTGCAAGACTTCGTGCTACTCAGAGGAGGGCACTGCGGTAATTTTCCGAGCTTGTACTGTGAGTATGGCGAGTGCGAGCCTGCAGCAACGCACCCCCGCGTGGCATGCGGCGCGCAAAGGGAAATTGACGGCCTCCAACGTCGGTGCCGCGCTTGGCCTCTGCCCGTGGACGTCGCGGCTCCAGGCATTCAACCGCGCGATGGGCCTCGATCCCTTCCTCGGTAAGCAATTCAACGCCGCGATCGGCCGCCAGGCAATTGACAAATTTGTGCGCGTTGTGTATGGCTTAGGGAACGACGCAACGCGATGGGGGACCGCGAACGAGTCGAACGGCATCCTCGCATACTCCGCACATACTGGCAACCTCGTCGACAACACCGGGCTGCACGTACACCGACACAACTCGTGGCTTGCGGGTTCACCCGACGGCCTCATCGGCACCGAGGGGTTGCTTGAGGTCAAGTGCCCCTTCTGGCGGAAGAAGGACGGGAGCCGTGTGCACAAGCAAATACCTGCCCACTACTATATGCAGATGAACCTCTGCCTAGAGTGCTCCGACCGGAACTGGTGCGACTTCATCTCCTGGACACCGGAGGGGTACAAGATTTACCGCCTCACCCGCGACCGGGACCTGCACGACGCTCTGATGCCGCACTACCTCAAGTTCTTTGCAGCAATGCAACGGATGGCACAAACCCCACCACTCCTGAGTGCAGAAGAGAAGGCAGAGATAGAGTGCGCCGTGCGCCAATCCATGACCGAGCACATCAACTACACGTTCTGGGACAGGGCAGATCTCACCGAACCACCTCCACCACCTGACACCGAGGAAGACGACGAGCCCGCTAGCAAGAAAGCCAAAGTATCGTGAGTGTGCTTCTTTCTGGTGCTTCGGTGTCAGAATGCCCGGTGGACATGAAGGGCGTGGGGGCACCCAAGTGCGTTTCAGCGACAACATGGACTGGTGGTGCGCGCGACCACAACCCCGCACGGACTTGGAGACGATACCCTTCGTCGGGATAGTGGGTGGTGAGCAATGGCGAGACACCCGCTGCTATGCACCGGAAGTCAGACGCCGTGATGTGGGTAAACAACGGTATGGGGCGGGGATCCCGACGCAAAACAGCACTATTGTAGATCGCCACGGGTTGTTAGTCCAGAAGTCCCACGCCGAAACGACCCACGCGCACACATCGGAGGGCCTCGTTAGTCTGTGCTCGTGTGACGAGAAATTGGGATTCATGCCTACTGCGGACGCGATCAATTTTCTGAGGTCTGAGTATCAGGGCAGCCGCGCTCCCAAACCACCCACTCGCTACTTCCCTCTACCATGGCGATGAAGAAGTATGTGAACTACCAAGAACTCAACGCGGAAGAGATCAACTTCGCTCTTGGGACCGACCGGCATGGGAAGCCGCAGATCAACATGTACATCGGAGCGGAGGCCGCCGAGGTCGCCCTTGTGAGCCCCGCGTCAGTGACGAATTGGCCCCGGGTCACAGGGGATGGGAACTTTGGGACGATGTGGGGGCCCACCGACATCCAGAAGGCCAAGTTCACCGTCGATCTCACCGACGTCGCCATCAACGGAGGAAGCAATGAGGCGTTCGAACAATTTTCACAACTGATCGCTCAGGTGGACGACCGTCTCCTCGATTTCGTGCAAGCGAACCAACTCAAGATCCTCGGCCGGAAGAACCTCTCCCGCGAGGAGATCAAGATGCTGCAGATCAGGACGGTACGACCCAAGTACGACAAGGCGACCGGCGCTCTCGCTGGGCACAGCGTGCAGCTGTCTGCAACGAAGTTCGCATGGGACGGGTGCGGAGGCAAGTACCCGCGCACGATCAACGTCTGCGACCACACGGGTGCTGTGATCCCGAATGGGGTCGTGCAGCCTGGCGATGTGGTGGCTGTGACGATGTTCGCCAATCAAGTCTACACCGGTGTTGGTGGCGATAAATTCGGTATCCATTGGTCGTTCGAAGATGTACAGGTCGTGTGCCAACGATCGAGCCTTGCCCAGAAGACCTCGGTTCCCTGCTTCCAGGCCAACGCCTACGAGTTTGCGATGCCCTACACCGAGCCGCAGCAAGCACACTACGAGGCGCAATTCTCTGAAGCACAATTTCCTGAGCCCATGGCAGTGCGTTGATGCCTCCCGCGAAAGGGGGGAAAGAGAACAAGGAGCATGTACCCAATAGCAGCAACCCGCGTGTCCAATTGAGTGATCAAGGAGAGGGGGTGACACCACGGAACGCGGCGTATGGTGATAAGAGGGGTGGTGTGTCGTATGGGAAGCATGCCACCATGCCGGTGTTGGTAAGTGATCTGTACTCCGACATCCAATTACCAGATTTACAGGAGTTTGATCCTAGCCAGATGAAAATAGACGGTACAATCGTCGCGGTCGGGAAGCGTCGCACCGGCAAGACGTGGGTCTTTCGCAACATCATGTACCTCTTCAAGGACAAGTTCCAGGCGGGGCTGATCATCAGTCAAACCGATGAACTCAACAAGTTTTGGCGCGATTACGTCCCCAAGAAATACATCTTCAACCGGTACGACCCGGAGATCCTGCAAGCGGTCTTCAGGCGACAGAAGAAGATACTGAACGACGTCAACCGAACAGAGGCCGAGAAGGATAAGGAGGCACCTTTCTTCATTCTGCTCGACGATGTGATCAGCGACCAACGCCTCAAATACGACGAGGCACTCATGGAGCTGTTTGTTGCGGGGCGGCACTACAGGTTATTTGTGCTCATCACTACACAGTACGCCAAAGCGATCACACCGACACTCCGCGGCAACACAGACTACTGCTTCATGATGAAATGCATCCAGCAACGCCAGTTGGAGGCCCTCTGGGAGGACTTTGGAAGCTTTTTGACCAAGGACGCGTTCGCACAAATCATTAACGCGTACACCGAGGACAACGAGGTGCTGACCATCAACACATGCCCGGACACTGAGGTTGACCCACTTTCTATGCTTGGGTGGTGGAAGGCAGTGGACCCCGGACCATTCAAAATGGGGGGACCCGAGTTTTGGCGCTCCGCCGAGCTTGGTCAGGCAATGATCCCGCCGAAAGAGACGCCTGTAGCAGCCAGTGAGCTCCTCAACGTAAAAGACATCATGCCCAAGCCCTGGCAGAACTTTGCAACCGAACGTGGCTCGACGCTTTCATAGTTTCTGAATCACTGACTAGAGCTATGACAACGGCACTCGCAATCCAAAAGTCGGTGGTGCACGTCACTGTCGGGGTGCTCGCGGGGTCCAGCCTCGAGGCCCTCATGCCAACATTTGCCGCTTCCTCTTCAACCGCAACGCAAGTATTTGAGGCTTTGGTGCAGATTTCTCTGAACGGGGTGCTGCTCTCTGTGCTGGGGCCAACGTTGGGTAAAGACGACCCCACCCATGGATTGCCGTTTTCGATGGGGTTCTTCGAGGCACAACCGGGGCTAAAGAAGCGCATCGAGCTTTTAGCGCTTCTAGCGAGGCAGAAGGCGTCTGTAATCTCACCGCAAATGGTGTCACTTGCACCAACGGAGGCGTCTCCCACCCCAGGCTCATAGCCATTGCATTCCACATGTCGTCGAGTGTCTTTAGTTTGACCTTAGATCGAATGAGTGGGAAGAACATGCAGAACTTGTGGCACTCCATCCGCTGGAAGAGACGACAAAACACGTAGTTGTAATTGAGGAAGTTTCGCCGCCCCATGACCTTATGTGCATTGAACGGGCGCTGAAGGTCGAGGAACATTGCATCCAAGCGGTTGAGCACCATTGGGCCCGGGCACGGCGGCATCACCCCGGTGCACCGTTCGATGATCTGCAGCCACTTCTCGATGTACACCTGAAGGCCTAGAGATCGAAGTACTGTTCGGATAGAGTCTTTGGACACAACGGTGTGCGAGCCGTCGAGTAGCCTTTCGCCAATTGCCACCATGTGGTCCACAGGAATCTGAGACTCCATGAGCAGGAGTTGGCTAATGCGCTCGTGCCAGTGATGGATGCGCTTGTAATTGCTAGTGCGAGTTGGGCAAGTGCGACCAAACATCTGCTCAAAAATGATAAGCCCAGGGTGAACAGCACCACAATCGTTACACACGCGCGCGCCGGGTTCGTCGCCCCCACTGTTGTTGTATGTGTAATGAGCACCACCACAGCTGACGCAAAGCAGAGCATTGCGAGTAGCATGAGCCGGGCGAGGGTGAAGAGTAAGGAGAGCGCTATCATAGTCAGCGAAAGCGCGATCCACATCCTCCTGCTTGGTGTAGGAAGAGTGCATTTCATCTCTACACATCATGAAAACTCGGAAAATGTACTGCGGTGCTCGCCTTTTTCCAAGTCACAAAGCAAGCACATGAATTGTGACGAAACGTGGCAGGACGTCTTTTTGACGAAACCCGAGTATGGCGGGTCTGGGGTGGGTGCTCCTAAAATGGACGACACGTTTGTGGCTCCTGTGATGTCCATCGCTGTGCAACGCGAAAGGAGCGACACACAAATCAATGCTAAGCCGGTGAAGGGTGGGTCCAACTGGCTGATGCTGGCATACCCGGGTGACGCTACAAGCGCGGAAGTTGATCGGTGGCGCAGTCTGGAGCCCGGAGACATGATCCGTGTGGGCACAGCAGGGGTGGGGGGGTTCACGGACTACCTCACCGTGCTGGAGACGCTGGACGCCGACAGATTGTACAACACCACGGGCGTGGATTGGGAAATAGCCACACTAGATCCCTCATCGGCGTCCACAACTATCGGTACGGTGTTTCCTGATGCAGATCAGGGGTATCACACCGGGGAGCAACCTGGGCGACCTTTATCTCATTTAAAAGCGGCCACATCGAGCGCTAATACTCAAAGTTGGGCCATCGAGCACGCAACAGGCCTAAAGAGTGGCTCGCTGCGGTGTGTGCGCATCAACTACGCAATCGATGCGACTACCATTGACCCGACCTACCATAAGGATACCAATTTCACGTCGTTCTCTCAATCCGCAAGTTACGTGACCGACGCGACACGGGGCGAGGTATCGGTCTACTACCCTCTGAGTGGGGTGCGCAAGTACGACGGTGCCGACCGCCGAGAGATGTTCTACTTCCCGTGCTACCGGCAACGCGAGTGGGTCGATGCGTCGAGGCCGACGACCACCGTCTTGCGTCTGCAAATGCCCACAAACGTCAAGCAGATCCGCGCGGTGAAATTGATGGGGTACTCGATGGTGCACAAGCGCGCGGTGGGCACACAGCAGCAACACGAGCGGAAGGAGGACGACTGGTACGCGATCCGCATCAAGGAGCTCCACACGAACAACAGCGTGCTCAGCAACAACCAGCACGCACAAGGGGCCCTGCACGTACTGCACGCGGGCAACAGCGGCTCGACCACGGCGGGCAGCGTGGAGCTCTACGAGTATGACCCCCATGGCCTGTCGTGTGCCTCGTTCTCACCGATCAACCTTCCCTCTTTGACCGTGGAGGTCGTGGACCGCCAGGGCAACGATGCACATTTTGGCAGAATGCACCTATGGCTGCGCATATTGACGACACAGGGTTAAAAATTCTGAAACTTAAGAGAACCGCATGTCGCTCCCTAATGCGATGAGTGGCCGAGGCGGCAACATGGGCAGTACTATCACTATGGATTCTGGAAACGGCCGCGCAGGAGCGCCGGACATGGGCGAGGGCCAGGCGTCTGGTCTGGCGGCGCGGGAGCTCGCTCACCAGGCGCACTTCGTGCAGCCGGCTAATAACACAACCACTCGCCAAGATGCGCTCACTGAACGGGCGAGAACTGGCATGCCGTACTACTACAACCAGTACGACGGCCCAGCGGTTCCGTACGCGGCCCCGTCGCAGCAGAAGGAGAACATGGTCCTGCGCGCGGCCGTGCGCGAGGCGGCGAATGAGCAGATTAGGCGGCAGGGGACCCCATCAGCTGTGCAGCGCACGGACCCGATCTCTGACGAGGAGGTCGCCTACCTCAAGTCGATGAAAGACCAGGCGGAGCTGGCCAAGTTCGACGACTACGTGGAGTCGTTCATCGACCCGCGCAAGCCCGGGAACATGAAGTGGCTGATGGAGATCTACCCCGACTACGTCAACCGGCGTCTGCAGCAGGCGCACACCGACTACGAGTTCGCGCTGCGCAACCAGATGATCGACTCGTGGGGCATCAACACGTTCGACGATCTGCACTTCAAGTACATGGTGGACCAGGGCAAGATCGACGGGCCTCAGCTGAGAGTCGCGCGACCAACGATCGATTCGAGGTACGCACCGGGTTGGCTGTCTCCGTTCAACTTCCAGCCGGATAAGACTGGCACCAGGCTGTTCCTGCCGTTCGCGAAGGCGAATACCGGAGCCAGTGGTCGTACCGATGCCAATCAAGATGGTCGTGAGTGGTCGATGGATCGCGCAGGCCGTGCGCTCGGTAATGGCGCCGATGAGCGGTCGCTGGCCATGGGGATGTACGACGTTGTGCCTCAAGGTCCGGGTGTCAGGACTGCGGGTCCAATGTCCAACGATGGAGGTGCGCGGCAATTCGGAGCACGCGTGGCACGCGCCGCCCTCTAAAATTCTGAACTGTAGTATAGCAGCACATCATGAACAACCAGGCACCCGTCATCGAAGGCGCGCGCGGCGTGCTCGTCAAGGCCGGACTTGGCACCCCACTCGCCCGCGGCTTTGTGGTCGGTGTGCTCGTCGGAGGCGTCGCGTACGGCCTCGGAGTGCCCAAGCAGTGCTTCGATGAGGACGGCCAAATGCGGCCACTGAAAGGGTTGTCCAAAGCGCCCACGGCGACCTACACTCATTTTCTAGCGATTCCACTACTAGGAGCATCGATCGCCTTCGTTTTCACATGAGCACCGAGCAGACGAAGGGTGAATTCCTCAAGGAGAAGATGCTGAACATGGCCAGATGGGTCACACAGGAGGTCGGCGCGGAGAACTTGCCCGTTGACATCATCACGGGCATTGACGGTCGGAGTGCGCTCGAGGTAACAATGCTCGCTGGAGCCCTCGAGGCAAACAAGAGCCTGATCACACAGCGTAACTGGTGTGCTCTGGTGCAGCTCATGGCGGAAAAGAACGCTCCGTCGGAGGTGCAAGAGGTGGTGGTAGCGGTTCAACGGCGGGAGGCGATGCACAGTAAGTTTTGGAGGTACATTGAGTTGTTTGCTGACGTTAGCGCACAGTAGATTTTCTCAACTTTTAGTAACTACATGGCATCGAACAGAGACCCCCTGGCGTTGGCCGACTTGGACCCCGATGCGATTCAGGCGCGCATCGACTTGCGCGACAAGAAGGCTCCAAAACCACCATCTGAGTTGGAGATGAATAAGGAGGCCCGTCTGGCCGAAAAGGAGAAGCGCCTCTCCACTGGAATTGCGAAGAAAGCACCCTCCGATGCTCCCCCGACCGCTCCACCACCTCCTATTGTAAACCGCTCTGTGCTGCTCGACAAGATCACAGCATACCGCGAAAGGTTCCCGCAGCTGAAGAAGCGCAACAACGTGAATGCAAAGTGTACTATCGAGGAGCTCGAGGACGAGCTGCACTTCTGTGAGGTGCAGCTCGGGAGCCAGACGGGTCCGAACAACCTGGGTGCCACGGTGTTGTATGGAACGATGCTGGGCATTGAAAGGGTGACGAACGAGTACTGGAATCCACTGGGGTTGAACCTGAACGGCCTCGGCACCATCGCACAGCAAAACATGGACCAGTTCCAACCCATCCTGGACGAGCTGATGATTAAGCACAACGCGGGGTCCTACACGTCGGCGGAATGGCGCCTCGCACTCGCCATCGGTGCGACGGTGATGACCGTGAACGCCGCGAACCAGAGCCCTGAGACGGCACGTGCGGTGAAGCGCATGAACCAGGCGATCAACAGACCACCCGGCTCCGACACACTCTGAAGATTTTCTCTCGTATTACATAGAGCCATGGGGGTGCTAAGTTTTCTAAACTGTAGGAAGATCGATGGGTATTACCAGTGCTGCAGTGAGATTTGCTCCCCGCGTCAACCCACCAGTGCCAACAAGGGCACCAGCACCACCGACGAGGGCCCCAGCACCACATTCGGAGCCACACCCGATCGAGCGCCCCACTGGAGAGCCACCACTAGCAGCCGAGCGCTCAGAGGCAAGTAGGCTGCACAATACCGTCGAGCCGGTGCACAATAACGTTATCCACAACCGACCAAGTGGCCGCGCAGCAGCAGCGACGGCGGCGGGTGCGGTGGGCGTTGCGGGTGTCTACGTAGGTGGTGGGTATTTAGCTCACAGAACGCTCCAGGACGATTTTACGAGTTTGGTCGACCACCTTCCGTCACTCCCAGCGCTTCCGACCAACTTGCATTTGCCCACAGAGCTCCCATTTGACGCCGTGAACCCATTGAGTGCTATGAGCGGGGGCATGACGAGTGGAGTGACCACTCTCCTTGTTGGTGGCTTAGTAGTTTTTGGGGTGGTGCAGGCGGTGAGATATTCTAGTCGCAACAGTAGGTAAATGGGGTGGGGTTTACCATCATGGACGTCTACCGCACTCGACATAGTCTCCCCGTATCACGCGTGGACACACCACACATCGACGGGGCACGCTGTCGATGAGACACTCTGGGAGCATAACGAGGCGGTCTCGACGGTCTCTAGCGTGATAAATGCGCCATATAACGCCACGGTTGGTCGGCTACTCTCACATTCCGAAGCTGGTCGCGCAATCAATACAGGGCGTGGGGTTATTACGGAAATGGATAGTGTGGGTGATGCAGCACTGGCTATTGTGCCGGAGCTCGGGGGTGCCGCGAAGATTGGGGCCAGGGGGGCACGGGCTATAACGAGGGGGGTAACTTCAAGGACGGGTACGCGAGGTGCAGCTGCCGTTGAGGCCCGTGTACTCACACAGGCAGATCGACAGGCGGTCGCCCACACAGAGCAGGTTCTCGGAGAGGGGATCCAACAGGGTGAGCAGGCCGCGGCGAATGTGTTGAATCACGCGTTCGCTGACATGAGTGGGTACTTCAGCGCACACGCTCCACAGTGGGCCCGCGTCGTTGAGCGGGGAAGCATGCAGATGGCCGAGCGAATGGAGGCGGAGGCAGCGAAGAAAACGGGGCGGGCTGTCGAGGCATTTGAGGTGCAGACCGCAAGGCGTGTTGCCGATGCTGCGAACGGGGAGAAGGCTGTGTTGAAAGCAGTCAGCAAGAATGTAGCGAAGGACGAGGAAAAACTTCTCGCGAAGGGGTCTCGAGTTACGAAAGCCGTCGATGGTGCTGCGACAAAGGCAGTTTCTGGTGTGGCTGCACTACATATGGCAGACTTATTTACCGTACCGGGCGAGCCCGAGGAGCTACCACACGACGACGTACCACCGCCCGATGACGCACAAGTCCCAAACGTGCCCTACGTCGGACTTTCACCGGAGGAGATACACCAACGGGAGGTGTCCGAGAACCAGCGACCTCCTCCGCAAGAGTTGTTCGGTGGCCGCGCCCCGACACACCTTCATCAACAGCAGTGGTGGTGGGTCGTGCCAATCGGTTATGGTGTTGTCCTCGGAGCTATGTTTTGGTATTCGCCTGGTGGGCCTGGGTCTCAGGGGGGGTAGATTTTCCAGCGCCATTCGTAACACATGACTGCCAAGTACGACACCATCGATCAATGGCTCGACTGGGGGGATCACACTGTGATGGTTGATCCAATCGGCAACAGTGCGTGGATCCACGAGGGCCAGGAGGGGAAGCACCAAATGACACGGGATCGCGGCCGCGAGTACGACGCAGCGGACACGAGGCACTTGATGCGAATGCTCGCGCAGCCCGCGCAGCCACAAGGCACCTCCTTTCTCCCCAGCACGGCCGAGTTGGAGAAGCTGCCCAAATTCCCATCGCGTCGAAGCAACGGCTGCGATGTGTGGAGGGGTGAATTGCGCGACATTCGAGGCACTGGGGAGCTGCCGATCATCGCACAGCACATACGCGATGGTTTGCCAGAGGCGCAGAAGGGGGTCATCGAGCGACAGTTGTACAGCAACCAGCACCGGATTGCGACGAAGGTGTTTTCTCGTGCTGGTGTCCCCGACCACGGCCTTCCAAGTAATGGAAATCCACCTTAATTTCTCACCCTACAATAGAAATGCTCGATCGAGTGTTGACGGCTGTGGCGCTTTTAAGCATTCTATGGGTGTTCCAAGCACCGACACAGCAAAAGATGCTAATGCTTCCGACACCAATAGACCCCCGACGCTATCGCCACAATGGTGTGCAGCCCACCACACTGCGCGACAGCAACAACTTTCACTATTCCCCGTGGCCGGAGGTCGCCGCGCTACAGTAGCCTACACGGTGTAGCTACTGCCATCCGCCTCGGTCACGACAACGACGTCAGGGAGACGCTCGCCAGCAGCCCATTGTAGGCGCGCCTTCTTGATCACTGGGTGCACCTTCCACCACTGCGAGCCCCACTTCGCTCTGCATTTGGCGCGGAGGGTGTTGTGTCTTGTCTTATTTGGGATGGGCACTCCTTGGGCAACCATTTGTACAGCTAAATGCGAGCACTTCTAAAAGCAAGCACATTTCGATACTCAAGCGATACCCTTTTTCCAACACCCAGATACTGCAGCTAGACATGGGGAAGCGGCGACTTCACGACAACACCTACTTTCAATGTGATTGGACTGGTCTCCCTATGAGGACGACGAACTGCTACATGCCAAGTTGGAATGAAAATGGCAAACTCACCAAACACGGCTCCTATTGTTGCTGGGAGGCTGTGGTCGCACACGCGCAAGAGAAGCGAGAGGACGCCACGAAGGTCTGCGAGTACATCAACAATCTCGTGGGTTGCACCGTGGAGGCTGCACCACACTGGTCCCAGCTCTCGTGGTTCCGTGATTCAGCGGGCGGCGAGCAAGGCCCGCCGATCGATACACCCACGCAGTTCCTCGAAGCGTGCATCAACAAGGCGGACCCCATCATCGCCGTGCGGATGCCACCCGGCGGCGTCACGCACGAGGTGATGTGCTCGGCGGATGATGCTCGGAACAGCTTCAAGGCCCACCTGACAACCCCATTCAACCTTCACGGTCCACTGCACGAACCACAGAGCTTCCTGACGGTGCGCAAGAAGGGTGTGAAGGATCGCGACATCACCGTTTTCTACTGGCCTTTTAAGAACGGGCTACCACACAACCAGATCGCCTCACAGATGTTCAAGATGCAGATCTACGGGGACGTCGTGATCGTGCAACAGACCAAGGAGCACTGCTTCCTCCCACGTGAGCGCTACGTGAACTTTTTCAACGTCAACTTCCAAGAGCAGTTCAAGCGCCGCAGGGACACGACCCCTACCCTGAGCACCGAGGAGTACGGCGAAGTTAAGGCTGAGCTGGTGTCGGAGCTTCAGCAGCTGGAGGAGGTGTCTTCTTCTTCCGCTTCGATGCCGGGGGATTTGGCAAAGGCGTCGGTGATCCTTCCTCCGTCGGGGAAGGAGATTGCGAAGCTTCTTCGGGCTCAGGGTCACGAACCCCCGAGTAAGCGCTCGAAGGCAATCCTTTCCCCTGAGTCTTCTGTCGCACTGGCAGTGGGGGCGTAGAGGTCTCCTCCTCGAGCATGAAGGGGTTGTGTGAGGTCAAAATCGGTGGGGTCGGTGGTGCGTTGTGTGCACGAGAGGTGCGTTTAGGTTGCTCCCAGTCCTCGTAGTCACCAACTTCGTCCGACCATTTACCGATTTTAATGATTGGCATTGTGCTGCTGCTGCTCGTATGCACATATCTTAGAATTTAGTGTGGCCAAGCGATCGAGCGGCTCCCTCACCTCGTGCAGGGGGGTCCCCGCGTCCACTTTGGCCTTGATTTCGCCCTCCAACGTGTCTCGCAGAAAGTAGATGAAGCCGTGGCTGTAGAGCAGGTCGAAGTAACAATGGTATTGAGCAATGTGACCAATCCCCTCCACCCACAAGGCGTCATTTTCGCTGTGTAGGTCAAAATTGGGTTGCAGTGGCGGCCACGTCCGGAGAGGATATTCTGAGTAAGAGATATTCATGCCCGACTCTTCCGACTCACCGACCACACTCGTGACCATGACGTGCATGACCACCAAAAAGAAATTTGACGTGGAGCACCCAGAGGTCAGGGTGTTAAAAAATGGGCGTTATGCCTTCACAGCACCGTGTCCATGGGAGGGGAAGAGCGGGAAACAGCTGGTGGCGTTCAAATTCTGCTCAGCAGCCGATTACCAGACTCATTTGGCGCGAGACACTACCAAAAGCGAGCACCTTGCAGAAAGCGAGCACAAGGGGGACTCTGACACTGAGGAGCCTTAATCTGAACACCAGGTGTGTGTCCCCATGCCACCGGCTGTGTATGGAAACTGGGCCATACCGCTTCGCTTGCTGAATAGATTCAATAACATCCCCGCCCCTAACATCGAACCGGGTGCCTCACTGGACACAGACGATAACTACATGGTCGCACGCGCAAGAACCGCATTAGCGGGGGCCATCTCCGTCCAGCGGGTCACGCAGCGAGCGTTCCCCGCGGGCAAGAAGGCCAAGTCCAACCAGTCGTGGAAGTACCCTGGCAACAACATAGTCCGGGCACCGACCGCCGAGATCAACGGGCGCTACTACACCGACCCGAAGGAGGCAGACGCGGGTAGCGCCTCGCAGCAGGGCCAACCAGTGTTGGAGATCTTTGGTGACGGGGAGCTCACCGGGACACCGCGTCGCAAGCAGGAGAGCAACTTCTTCATCACGATCAACCCGAATCAGACCTACTTCGGAGCGGATGAAGACCGCGCCCGCGCACGGTTCGTGGCGGCGCTCCAATACCTCAGCCAGGACGAGGTGTTCAAGACCTATCTCAAATTTGGACCGCCCAAATGCCCCAACAACGAGCACTACCAGAGCGACCAGCCGGACGATGTGATCTTCCCAGGCATTGAGTGGAAGGCCAACGTCGAGATCGGCGAGAAAATGAATCGGATGCACGCACACATCATCTGCTACGTCGAACACTACAGCCAGATCCAGATCAACACACAGATGTTCCAGTACGAGTTCCGCCAAGCATTCAACGAGGGGCTCGACGACGACGACCCCCTGGTCCTGACAACTGTACCCTACCTCCAGGTCAAGATGCTCCCACAGGCGGACTGGACGACCATCATGAAGCAGTACATTCACAAGGGGATGGAGGCCCGTGCCGAGCAGTAGATTTTCCCACGCCGTGGTAGTGGTGTGCGATGGAGGGTGTGCGTGGAAGGCCACCGTTCAGCGAAGTAGAGAAGGCGGGGCATGCTGCTTTAAAGAAACGCCTCGGAGACGCGCTCGGGAGACCCATGCCAATCCCGTATGGTCAGTGGGGGTCGGCGGACGACCTCACGGAACCACAGATAGGGTATGTGTCACGGTATTGGAAATCGTTGGAACAAGCCTCTAAGTGGCCAGTAGAATTGTTGGGCTTCGAGGCGTGGTGTGGTATGACGTGTTACGACGCTTCGCTGGCCGATGGTGGACCCGCCTTCCAGAGGTTGATGATGTTGCTCCTTGGCAACGGGTCGGCACCCACACTTGGTGGCTGGACCGGTCTCAATAGCCAACTTGATATTGAAACCACGTGGGATGCGGAGAAGCGTGAATATGGTCCGATGTTTAAGGTGGAGCAGTACAAGTTTGGCCAAACACCACCAAGTGCATGGTACGAGGGGATGCAGGGGGATGGTGCTCCGTTAGGACTAGAGCCCGATCCAAAGCTGAAGCTTGGAAATGCGTGGATGTCCTCTGGAGCCCATCTCTCGATACACAGCCGACCGTCTGTTAGGTGGTGGGCACCGGACTACAAACCCACAGGCAACGTGAAAGACATACGCGGACAGAGTCAGAAGGTGGGGTTGATTATTGGAAACGCCTCTAGCAACAAAGACATGAAGGCCATCCAAGGAGAAGGCTCGAAACACACCACCGATTCAAACCACTACACACCCTACTCCAAGCACGACTGGCTTGTGAAGAGTCTTCTGCAAACTGGTACGCGCGGTGGGACGGGCCAATCACAGACGATTGGCCAGGGTCTAGTAAGTTCCGGGGTTGACAAGGTGGGTGATGTGAAAGACGGTGGAGCGAGCACATGTTGGGAAGCAACCAGCCAAGATCAGCCCTGTATGCTTCTGCAAAACTCGATGGCAGCGATTTACGGGCTCTATTACTACCCGGGTTGCAGACACAAGGACTTGAACTGGGAGGTGCACGAGGAAGTACCAGATGACGGGCTCAACAAGACCTTCCGCATCCGCTTCCGCTGCCCCAACCCACGGTACGGCCACGGCAATAACGAGTGGCTCCCAGATGAGCACGGTAAGGGTGGTGGAGAAGCACTCGATAGCCTCGGTCGTCTATTTGTCTACGAACCATTGAACCCACAGAACACAACCTTCCTCGACAAGTACCTCGATGCGGTGGTGGATCGCTACAACGGACGCGCATCGACACAAAACATCAAGAAGTACCCAAAGCACACGACTGTCGGCGGGGTCTATGGAATAGAGACTGCAAACAGAAAGGATGAGCGCTCGACACAGCTCAATCGGTTTGAAGTGCCACGTGCTTCACGCAAGAAAACAGAAGCACACCCCACAATATCCCCGTGGACGAACCTCATGGATAAGGACGACTTGATGCTCATCGCCCCGTTCTGGAACCACACCGAAACCTGGCATGAGTTGAAATCAAACGCTCATCAACACTTCGGCCGCAGCCTGACGCTACGCAACTCTGGCATCGTCGTGGCTGGAGAGGTGAAGGATGAGATGGGGTTCGGATTCCGCATGTCGCAGGCATTCGTCTTGTACCCACACCACAAGACCCCGAACGCCATTCTCAAGCGCACGAATCTGCAGGCCCAAGTCGCTACACCGGTTGGTTATATGACAGAGCCTGTGCGAGCGACGTCGATGCCCACGGCGGGAGTAGACCCACCACTCGCTGCACACGTCCTCGATTGGAATAGTTGGAAGGACCTGACACCCGATCAGTGGCGCGCACGGCTCCTGGGCAAGACACACACACCAAAGGGGAAAGGGAAGGCCACTGTCGCCGCCAGTCCAGCGCTGACCGTTTCTGCCGCGCCGAGTGGTGATGCCGCGGCAGTGGAGGGGGGCGTCGTCGCGGATCTGCAGACGGTCACAGTGGACGCGGACCTAGCGACGGGCGACAGCGAGACCCTGGAGCTCGAGGACAGTGAGCTGCCAGAACCGGGGCAGACGGCCACAAACACGGACCTCGCGCAAGCAGCATCAACGGCCGTGAATGGGCTGTACGAGCGCAACACCGTGGCCACTACCTTCGGGATCCCAGGCATGAGTGTAGCTGAAACGTTGAAGGCCTACGACCCAAGCTACGAGTTCACGGATGTGGATGTGCGCAAGCTGGCGGCGAAGGACACTGGTGACGACAGCAAGCTCAACCCCGAGGAGAAGAGTTTGAAAGCCGCTCTCAAGGCCTGTGGTCTACTGAACCCGGCGCTCGAGGAAGGTGCTGCGCGTCGAAATAACGAGGAGCAGTGCCACTGGCGGACCGCACGCCATTCCCCGTGGAGCCACGAGGAGTGCTACAACCCCGCGCGCCTTATCATGAAATACACGAGGGTCGATGAAGAGGACATCGCCAAGAGGCAGGCTAGGTATGGGCCCGGAGTCAATCTCACACAGGACGAGAGCGACAACATCAAAACGATCGACGGCATCGAACTCCAGTGGGGCTCGCAGCGGGGTGTCTTTGAGAATTATTTGGACCACGACGACCCAGTCTCTCGCCTCAACTTTGCGCGCATACTGGTCATGTACTTCTCACCTAATGGAGTTGGGCACTTCACCTTCGCGCAGAAGCAGGCTGGGATGCTGAGGGGGTTGCAGTGCTGCAAGGGCTCGGCTTACAACCCACAGGAGGTTGAACCAGTGGGTGGTGGGCGGGCAAAGAAGTCCTTCACACCGTTATGGGGCAAGGTGTTTGAAGAGGACCCCGAGAAGGTGCTCGACCCCGAATTACTCTTCTGCCTGAAGGAAGGGTACATGTGCAACCGGGAGGTGACGAACGACGACGAGCTGTTGAAATGTCTAGAGCACGGTGCTCCATCCTATCTGGGTAGCTCTTCTGGGTGGATGCAAAAGCTCAGTAAGCTCAAATCGAAAATGACGGTGGGCCAATGGGTCACGACGCCGTGGCACCTCGAACACCTGCCGTACCAAAGACAATACGCGGTGTTCCGGGACGGCGAATGCTTCTCGGAGGGTTGCAAGCGCTGCTCCCGGCGCTTCTACGAGTATGCCTACCATGTCTACGCCGACCGCCAGTCAGTCCCAGGCACGTTCGGGTACCCACAGGACCTATGGGCTCAAGACGATGAGCGTTGCGCCCCGGTGCCACTGCACGATCCCCAATTTTGGGTCGACCCAGTGGGTGGGAAGCACCTCTGGGAGAATGCAGAATCCGGTCACCCTAAGGGGTATAGTGAGGGTGGTGTAACGAGGGAGATGAGCACGAAACAGAAGAAGAGGGCGGCCACTAAGCGGGCATTGCGGCAAGCGACGCCGTACGAGGAAGACACGGCGATGGTAGAGCGCGGCGACGCTGTGCACCGAGAGTATGGGTTCTATACCGGGGGCACCATGGACTGGCCGATGTACCGTTTGCACTTGGACAAGATCAATCGTGGGGATAGGAACCGCAAGCTCATCGCAGCGGGGAGGGACATGTTCTTCCGTCGGTACATCAACATGGCATACAGTGTAGTGCAAGCTGGTGATACGCTCGAGGATAGGAACCAAACGTACTACCGTGCGATCTGCCAAGGTTATATGTTGCGGGGGAACTCCAAGGTCAAATTCGGCCAAATGGGGTTCAGGGTGACACGCTCACACAAGTACGGCAACGTGTGCCGCGATTGTGCCTCCCTGCTCGATCGCGCACCCGGGCTGTTTATCCGCAACAACAGGTGGGAATTCGAGGGTGGGCTCGTAAAGGGCAACCAGGAGGCCGTCACCGCCGCGACGAATGACTACTGGCAGCACGTGTTTGGCGAGATGGTCAACGCGGACGGTGAAAAGGACGAGGCACTGAGCAAACTCAGTATGGATGCCTTCTTGATGAAGGGATTGAGGGGGGAGGAGAGGACGAGTAAGCTGTCGCGGCTCCCGCCCGAGAAGCAGAGGCAGTACGTCGAGGCGTTCGATGTGGCCGCTGCCAAGCTGAAGGAGACCATGAACGCGAGGTTCGTTTTGCCCAAGGGTTTCACGCGCCTGATCGAGCAGCCTACGATCCACGTGCAAAAGTCGGTGGCGGGGGCGGACCGCACACCTGAACAGATTGCGGAGGCTGTGCAAACTCTGCGTGCATTGTTCAATGGCGAGGACCCCTCACAAATTGCGGGCCTTTCGAACCCAGCATTGAAGGACGTCGTCAAGGAAGCGGAGCGAAAGTACATCCACAACGAGGCGTACGCGAGCATCGACGCAACAAAGCAATTCGACTCGGACGTCTTGCGCACCGAGCACCGCAACTGTGTGATTCGGTGGTCTGACACGAGGGGGCTCGAGTGGCTGAACCACCCGGGGCACACAAACAAATTCACTTACAACGGCGTCGAGCAGGGTCGCGAGGGGTGGATCTTACCGCTGAACGGCAAGAAGTTTGGAAAGCTGACAGAGTCACGGTACGCGCGCAACAAAGCCCCGCCGGGTGCTGGCAGAGTGAGCTACAATTGCCTGATCACCGACCAATACGACCCCGACTTGCTCGACATGCGTAAGATACGAGACTCCAGGCTACCGACGCCACAAGAAGCCTACCGCATGGAGGTGTACGTGTCCACTCGGTTTGGGGCACGTGGCCAGGTCAAGTACCCAAGCATCAGTGCAAAGACGCAGTGGAAGGGCGACGGGTTCATCTGTGACCCAGACGACATCGCATGGAGGCCATCGGAGCAGGACGACGGCCGGGCGCTGACGCAACAGCGACTGCTACGACAGAGTAGGCTGTTCATCACATATTCGCTTCACCGTTCGATTTCGGATCCACGGGAAGGGCGCCTGATCCTCGAGCGCATGGCCGACGCACTGTACACTCTGTTTGGCAACGACAGGTGGCTGTCGGAGCTGATCGTCTTTGGCAAAATGCTCAAGAGAATGGATGTCTCGAAGCAGGCGGGTGACAATGTCTCCAAGGCCATGTGGGGGGTCATCGACCGGACCAAGAAACAGGACGCGATGACCGGGTTTTATGGCAGCAGGGACAAGAACAAACCGCGCACCTCGTACGTGTACGACACCTACGAGACGCACATCGACAAGGTGGACATCGACGGGGGCTGTGAAATTGGTCCGAAGATGGGCCACCCACACTTTCACATGCTCTTGACCCTCAACCATTTCAGCTACGTCCAATTCGATTACTTCAAGATGAACACATTTCTCGAGATCATGTTTAAGGGCGTCGACACAGCACACGGTTGGAAGGACAGTTACAAACTCCCTAACAACTTCTACGGCGACAACGAGAACCCGTACGTCGATATCCGCCTGTACCCACAGGACAACTGGAAGGAAATTTTGGCGGCGTACGTGCGCAAGAGTGCAATACCATCCATCATCGAGGTGGAGGCGGCACGGCGCTTACCCGGCACGGCACAGCAGCGACGGGGTATGCACAACGGCACGGCCCCCCCACCACCCGAAGACGAAGATGGCGAGGCAGCAGCAGAGCGGGCACAGCGGGCCCGCGACGAGGAAGAGGAGGAGCGTGGTCCTGTCGTGGGCGACCCGTAAAATCTTCTGACTCTGGAGCATGGTGATGTCGGACCACGAGGATGAAGCTGTCAAATTCAACGCGACAATCGAGCCGCCGCACGCCGATTGCCCCGCAGCACCACCGCCGTCTCCGCCGACACCCACCACCGCCGCGGAAGTGCCGTGCTGCCCTGTGATGCCACATCGGTCGTCCGACCTGGTAGATGCGCTCCCGGTGGTCCTGGTCGGGATTGGCTGTGCATACGCGATCGGTCTCGCCACGGGAGCGTGGATTTTCTCAACTCCAGAGTGAAGGGTTCATGGTCTTTACGGCATACTATGTCACGATAGAGACCCAAACCCCCTTCGACGTGGGGAGCTACCTGCATGCTGCGGGACAGCTCAGCGAGGCGCTCCGCAACACCCTGGGTGATACCACCAAGCTCCGGGCGGTCACCCACACGACTGCGCTCTCCCAAGCTCGGGTTGAGGTTGACATCACACAGTCGGAATCATCCACCATAGTAGCCCGCGCTATCGTGCAGGCGAGCACGCCCAAGAAGATGGCGTTCGACAAGAACCTATTCACGACCATGGTACGTGCGGAGCTACCGTTCCCCGTTGCGATCTCGAAGCGCGTGGTCCCGAAGGAGGAGCTCGTCGAGCACTAGAACATCCCCGTCATGCGGTGGCCCATGGTGCGGCACCAGTGGCACATTTGCTCCGCGGGGTTGCAGGCTTCACCGCAGATGATCTCCTGACCGTCCTCGGTAATGTCGAGCACGTTCAGGCACTTGCCCGACGCGTGCGCGAGGCCGTCGTCACCCTGCGAGTGGTTCGAGTCGTCGATGAACGCGCGATCTGCGGCCGTCTCCTGGACCTCTTCTTCCTGCGAGTGAGGACAGTGGCAGCTAAGTGTCAAATCGACGTATACAAAATTTGTTCGTACTGATAAGCGCACCTCTTCTTCGTCCTCACCATCTTCGGCTTCATCGAGGACGTGTGGATTGCGGCGGTGGCGGGACGTGCCCCCCGATCCTGCGTGGCCACGAGCTTCGGCGTAAGCGGACCATTGCAGGCAGTCTTGGAGCGTTCGGAGTGGCAGATCTGGTGGTCGAGGGTAATGTCCGTGGTTCGATGGGGAGGCGCGCGCACGGCGACGTTTGAGTGGAGGCTGCTCTTCGCCACCCACATTCGGGGACCGCGCCGCGAGGGGTGAGTCGACGGTGTCTGGAGGGCGCATGCGGCGACGAGAGGGCGAATAGCCGGTGGCCGCGGTTGGACGAGTACGTGGTGGCGATTTCTTGTCGGGCGTGCCCAGGGCTGACTCGCCTGCCTCGGTGAGCATGTCGCCGAGTGGGTAGGGTGGCGCCTCGTCGTCCACAGCGTTGCGGAAGTGGAACGGGACCTTGGTGTAGCATGCCGGAAAGCTGTTGAGGTCCTCGTAGATCGGGTGCGTATAGTTAAAGAATTCGAGGAGCATCTCGGGCCGGAAGCACTGCGCGACTGACCCAAAGCCACACGTGCGTACCTCCATCTCGACGTCGGACACGATGGCTAAGTCGGTCGTCTTCGAGCCGCACTGCATCTCGTTGGCCGCGCCACAGAAATGGCGGAAGGTGCCCTGCGAGAGCGAGCGGTAGCCGAACCAACCCTCCGAGGTCAGCGCCTGGAAGAAGTTGTACGGGCGCACCTCCGGGTTGGCGGACTCGATCTTGATGGTCTTGTAGTCGACGTCAAAACGGCCACCCCGCTCGAGTGACGTGCGGATGTCGTTGATGTACGACTCCTTGATAAAGATGCAGCGGTACTCGGTGAGCTGGGTGTCGAGCAGCTCGTCCTCCTGCAGTGGGACGTCGACAAACCCGAGCTCGCCCCCGTTCTCGGCCATGTCGGGGACGATGGACTTCTTGATCGGCCAGGAGCACTTCTGGAGGTTGTAGAAACGCGACCGCGAGGACCCGATCACGGAGTCGTTGTCCTCGATGGCCGTATGGATGTCGTTCTCTTTGAAGAGCTTGCCGGTGACCGCCTTGATCACGTGACAGACCTGGCTGACACGCACCGCCCAGTAGCGTGCGCTACCGCCGTACAGCGGGGGCAGCGTGTTCTTGCGCATGTTGTGCCAGTGCAAGACCTTGTCCGGGTTGGGGCCAAGGAGGTTGGGTGCGACCGACTCGGTGACTTGGAGGATCGAGATGACGAACTGGTCGAAGACCCCGGCGTGGTTCGTGAGCTCGTGGGTCGCCTTGGTCACGACCACGATGACCCAGTCGAACATGGCCTCCTGGTCTTTGTCGTTGCCCTGGAAGAGCAGGTTGAGCAGGCAAAAAATGTAGCCGAGCTTCGCCCACTCGTTGAGGTTGCGGTCGCGCTTCTTGCCCAGCGCCTTCTGGAGAAACGATGCCCAGTCCTGAATCGCGTGCTTGTCCAACTTGCCGTTCCAGAGCCCGACGAGCTGTAGATCAGGGAGGAGCGCCGACAAGAGCTCACGGGAGAGGAGGAACTCGTTGTACATGTCCGGGTTGTGATGGGCATCATCATAGGACCCCGCCTTGAAGGGGATCGTGACGAGGCGCGACTGGAAGGCCTTGTCCTGGTCGTTCACCGTCATGTTGGCCGTGTAGCAGGTCGCAGAGAAGGGGCGGCGGATCTTGCCCGTGACTGCGCGCGAGGTGCGGTCGTAGGAGGCGCGGACCTGCTGCGCGAGGGCTTTGGAGTGGAAGCCTTCGCCACCCTTGTCCGACGGCACGACGTCGTCGATGAACTTCGTGAGGTTGGCGTCCATTGAGGTTGCCTCGAACGTGACCGACTTCGTGGCGTCACCCGCCCAGATCGAACGGTTGAAGAAGCCGAGGGCTGCGTGCGCTGTGAGACACGCCTCGGTCTTGCCCGTCCCATGGATCTGGGACCAGATCCAGCCGACCGGCATGCCGTGCCCGAGACCAGTCTGGCCACCCCAGCACTTGTCGGCGTGGAGGCCGAGAACAGCGAGTGCAAAGACCGCCTTCGCCGCCTGCTCGTTGTTGCCGAAGAAGGGGTTCATCTGGTAAACCCACATGCGCAGACCAATCATGTAACGGACGTGCGCAAACGGGATGACGATGATCCGCGGGAAGTCGTGCGTCGGCATCGGGCAGTGGGGGTTGCGGTTGAAGTAGGCCGGTGCGATTGCATGCCCAGAGCCCTCGACCGAGTGCAGCATGCCGTCCTTGAAGGCGATGTTGTGCAGCACCCACCAGCCCGACGGCTGCAGGCCCCAACGCACGATCACGGCGCTGGGCAGTGGTTGAGGGATCGAGTTGAAGTAGCAGCAGAGCATGTCCGGGCTCAGTGCGTCGGTGATCAGCGCGGCGTGCACGGAGCCGAACGCTTCCTTCACGTCCACTGGCGCCTTCAGCCGCGTGTGGTGCAGGATGACCTCGACCTCAAACAAGCTTGCACCCGTGAGGTTCGGCGTGCGGTTCTCATCCTCTGCGGACAGATACACAACGGGACCGCATGCGGACGGTGCGAGACGCATGCGACACAGTACCTTGATCATCGGCGACTCGCCAGCCTCAGTAAATTGATAAATGGCCAGGATCTTGGGGATGGTGAAGTTGGCGATGACCGTCGGCTTCATCTCCTTGCTGCTCTTGTCGTACGTCTCGTAGCAGAGCTTGTCGTCATGCGTGACGAATGTGAACCGCCCCGTCGCGACCTGTAGATCCATCAGGAGCCGGTCGCCCGACAGCGAGTCGTCGTCGTCGGGCGGCGGCTGCGACGGTGCCGGCCACTTCACCTGGTCGAAGATGCGGTCGATGAGCTCCTTGTTGTTGAGCACGACCTCCTTGGATGGATGTTGCTGCCCGATTGCCTGGAACCCCGTCTTCCATGCGACGAGGCGGCCCGTGTCGTCGTTCCAATGCCCGAGCGTGAGTTTGATGACGGTCTCGCGCTCTGACTGGCCAGCGATATACACGTTGCTCTTAGTCCGCTGGCCCAACTCCAATTTGATGCCGTACTCCAATGGAGGGTCTACTGTGCACAAAGCGGGGTGCGTTTGGACGCTCAGGACGAGGCGATTCATAGAGGGTGCTGAGGGGCAGTGTGCTTGGGATCACGGGCATTTGGTGAGCAACAAACAGCGCACCAACCCATGCCTTCTGCTCGTCTAAGTCGTAGTCTATCTTGATCACGAAGGCGAGCGAGAGCTTGAACTTGAGCCCACGCTCGTTGGTGAGCTCCGCGTACCATCCACCCTCGCCCTCGGGTGCCTGGACGTAAAGCTTGGTCGTGGTCTTGTCGCCCGATGTCGTCGAGACCACAAATTGCTCAAAGTTGCTGTCGGGCATGTAGTCGTCATTGTTGGCTGGTGCTTCGCGGCCAGTGAGATCGACGTGGTCCCTCTTGGTGAGCTGGGCGTACTGGACCGAACGCAGCACCAGCACCCCCTGCAGGGCGTCCTCGTCCGCGCGCACCGGCTCGAGTGCCTCAACCAGCTTGGTCAAGAGCACCGGCTTTGGCGTGTTGCAGTCTGCGTGCATGAGGTCGATGAGGCGCGCGACATGCTTGGTGAAGTAGGTGCGCTCGTCGCACTGCTCGGGCACGGTGTACTGCACGTTAGCCAGGCACTGGAAGCTAAACGCGCGCTCGAACGAGAACCCATCAAAGGCGACCGGCTGAGGCGCAACGGTATTGTGGCTTGAGCGCTGGCCATACGCGCCGCGCTGGCCAATGTCAGCGGCACCACGGCGACGGGTGGCCTGGTCATGTCCGTGCTGGGCCCTCCCGACGGCGCGCATTGCGTGCAGACGTGTGCGAGCAGAGCTGGGCGAACGCGAGCACGCGGACGCGAGCACGCAGAGAGGGTCTTAGGATCAGATCGCGTCTCGACACCAGACACCTGTAAAGAGGACCTCTCGTATTCTGGGTTGAAATTCTCTTGTGCTCTTTTTGAGTCTGTGAATCAAAGTACATGTGTGAATAGGTATCAGATCGTATCTCGACACCAGACACCTCTAGAGAGGACCTCTCGTATTCTGGGTTGAAATTCTCTTGTGCTCTTTTTGAGATTTCCACAGTCCTTCTTCTTCTTCTCTTTCCTTTTCTCTAAGAAGAAGAAGAAGAAGAATACTAATAAACTCAAAAAGAGCACAAGAGAATTTCAACCCAGAATACGAGAGGTCCTCTCTAGAGGTGTCTGGTGTCGAGATACGATCTGATACCTATTCACGCATGTACTTTGATTCACAGACTCAAAAAGAGCACAAGAGAATTTCAACCCAGCATACGAGAGGTCCTCTTTACAGGTGTCTGGTGTCGAGACGCGATCTCGTGTCGCGATGGTGGGCATCGTGCGTCAGCGCGTGCGGTCCGAGCCACCACCGCTCCGTTTTGCGTCGGCTCGCGTCCCCGATGCGTCCCCGGACCCATGGCGAGCGCTCGCACCACTGGGTGACCAGACGGCGCGCACGGCTACCGCGCTTGCCGAGCTTGCGGTAGAGACGGGCCATGCGCCTGAGTTGTGGCCGGCACAGTTGAACGTCGCGGAGGCAGTCTGCCACGACTTTTTAGTAGGCACACGCTCGCACTGGTGCGAGGGCGTCGAGCACGGCAAGTGGCTCATGGCGCAAGAGCTCAACGACACCAAGCTCGAGTTGGACCGCATGACTGCCGTCTGCAACGGGTTGATTCAGAGGCGCAATGAGCTGACACTCCACCTTGAAAGACTCGAGGTTCGGTCACTTCACGATATTTCTAACATTAACAACAACTAGATGACCATCCTGCCGAAAGTTGTATCACAGCAAATTGAGACCGTCGTAGGCACAGCGCCCTACTTGGGTGGGGTGGTTGCACTCACGGTTGCGACGACACCCATGGCCGGTGACTCGCTGTTGGGGCGAGGTGTAGGTGGGGCGATGTCCGCTGCGATAATGTCTGGTGTCTTTGAGTATACGTACAACCGGAAAGAGCACGCACCGGGGGTAAAATGGGCTATCATCAGCGAGAGCGCTATGATCGGGGCAGCCGCGGGTATGGTCGGGCCGATGATTTTTGGGACGGGTAATTTGGGGCGGGTGATGGTCTAGCGATTCCGCTTCCGCCCCACGGGTGGCATGAACCGCTCCACTCCAACTAGCTCACACTGCTTGCAAACACACGCAAGCGCATCCACCGTGCGCTTACAATGCGCCTTTCTACGCCAGTGCCCACCAACCCTCTCAGCCACACACGCGTCAGCGGAACTCGCCCAGCGGACCTTCGTGTACGCGGGCACAAAACTCATATAGCTCAAATCAGACAGGACATGGGCGCGGACCAATGCGATCGCGAGCGCGTTGTCCATTGGCCTCGCACTCAGTGTTGAGAATAAATGCGAGCACCCGAATATCTCGGCATGCGCAAACGTTCACACCAAGAAAGGGTCTCAGCGCGTCGGGAGACCATATTCAGTGCGTCGCGATGTCGGATGTCCTCCCCCTCAACCAACTCCGTGATGCACTCGACAAATTGAAGGCCGAGAACGAGCAACTGCGTAACATCCAAGCGCTGCTGCTCGCTGCAAACAAAGCACTATGCACCGCGTACATCGAGCACGCCGACGCGATCAAACTACTGACTTCTTACCAAGCCTCAGTCAACCACGTGCTTGCCACCAGCACCGAGAAAGTCCAGACTGAGCTGGAGAACATCGACGCGCGCGTACTCGGTATACTGCGTCTGGCGGTCGCCGAGGGCCTCACCCCGCAAGAAGAAGTGACTGGCCCCTCGGTCGCTGAAGAAAATGCTTGGTTCCAGCAGCTACGCCTGTCTCCGAGCAAGTCACCAATGTCGGGCAAGAAGCGCACACCCACCGAGGACCCAGACGACCCGATCTCGTCGGCCTAGCGTGACCGTGGTGGTCGGCTCCTATCCAATGTCGCAGTGTCCAACGCCGCGTCGATTTTGCGTATGCGGTTCTGTTTTGATTTCCCGTAGTTGCCTGCTGCTTTCCTCGCAGATGTTGGTCCTGTGACTGAGTGCATATTCGCACGTCTCATGAGATCGCCCGTGTCCAATACTTGTCCATACGACCGCGTATACGATTTCGGAACCAGTCGGGGGGCGGACCCACACTCTATGAAGCTACATGGTCCCGAATATTTCGACACTCCCTTCCCGTGTTGCACCATGCGATGCTCACGTAATTGTTGACCCTTGACTGGAAAATCATGTCGAAGGTCAATCGAAGAGCTCGGATGGGCCGGCCGGTGGGTGCGCTCTCTTGAGGCACGCCTCCGTCAGGGTTGGTGGCACGGGGCGCTTGACTCCGGCCGTCGCTTCGAGATGCATGGCGACCTGCACGTCCATGCATTCGGCCATGTGGGAGTCCATTGGCATTCCGTACATGTCCACGTTCACGCGGCCTTCGTCGTCGTCGAGCTCGTCTGGGTCTTGCACAGGCACGATCTTGAGCTCCGGCACCGAGGCCGAGAAGGCGATCGTGGACGTCTTCACCTCGAGGAGCATTGCATAGGCATTGTCCCAGAGCCACCCGTCTTTGACGAGAGGCGTCTCGACTGGGAAGACAAATGCAGACGGGTTCGCGTCGTGTGGCATTGGATCGCCGACGCCGTCCCACGGGTGCTTGCGCTGCGCCAAGGGCTTGTCTGGCGCAGTGACACGGAATGGCAGCATATACGTGGTGAATTGGGTCAGCTTGCCCTGCTTGTGCTCCTTGATCAGGTTGGCAACGTGAAGCCGAGCCGCCTTGTCATGCAGCATATTGCGCGTGATCAGCCACCAGGCGATCATATTTGGCGGGCAGCGATTACCGAGGAGGAAGAGTACCAGGTTGATACGTGCCTGATACGTAAGGTGGTCAGACAGCATCTGAGCCAAGGTGTGGAGTGGCCATTGCTTGAGTGGTCCGACGTTCTCCAGGATCGAGCTGAACAGAGCTGCAGGCCCACGCTGCAGGCCCTCGATTCTGTCCAGCAAGAAAGCGCGGCGGCGTGCCTTGTCGAGACCACGGAACATTGTAGGATGTCGCGCGCAGACTGAGACTCGAGCAGTGCGCGAATTTCTCTGTGTGAACAGAGATTCACACTTTGATTTTAGCGCCACGCTTGCATTTTCTGGTCCCCCGGTTAGTTTAATGAAGGCGAAGCGCAACGCAGCGAACGTACGCAGCTACTATGAGCGCAACAAAAAGATCGTGCTGTTCCGGAAGGCCATGAAGCGCTGCCGCGACAGTGGTGCAGTGCCGACCCCCAACTCCATGCGCGCGAATGAGATACCACTGACCGCACTGCTCGTGGCGTTCGCCGACTGGGCGGGCCGTGCGCACAATGCCAAAATTAAAGAGCAGCACAAAAAACTGGTACGCCTCCGATCGACACTCGGGCCCGACCGCAAGACCGAATTCACTGACCCTACACCGGGCGAGCGCCAAGCACTGACGTATATGCGGCGCTTCTCCCATTAAGTTCTGAAGGCCTCGTTAGCTGCTCGATGGGTGACCGCGCCAGAGAAAATTGGATGTCTTTGCGCCGTCGCCTGCGACAAACATTTTATCTCGGTCTCATGCAGGATGAGTTAGACACTGGTGTGGGTTGGGTGAACTTCCTCGAGAATGTGTTAAATGGTGTTGGTCAAATAGCAACAATCCCCGTAGCGATCGGTCAAGAGATTGTAATTGGAACTGTTTTAATAATGAGACCCGATGTTTTTGCAGTAGGCAGACCAACACGACCACGCCGAAAGCGAGCCAGGCTAGGCTGAGCATGTTCCAACCCCTCCCTTACCCATGGGTGCGATACTCTCACTCGCACGGACGATCATCTCTCATGCCCGCCTCTCACGCGGCGATCGCCTATACCTGCCGTTCTCATCTGCCGCGCATGGGTCGCGCGCGTGGACCCTCTCGCGCTCCGGTCGGCCCCTCGGACGCTTGGCCAATGTCCGAGACATGGCGGCCGGCATGTATGACGTCTAGTGCATCGCCGCCAGCGCAACCGCCGCCTCCTGCGTGCGGTTCCAGGCGATCATCGCAGTGAACTCGCGCGCGCGGCGTCTGTCAATCACCTGGGCGTTCGACGAGTCGCCCTCGATTTGCGCCTGCGAGCGCGTGCGGCGGCGGCGCTCGAACACTGGATCGCCCATCAGGTACTCTTCGTCGACGATCTGTGCGCCGAAATTCGGGCGCTTCGCCGGGGGCACCTCTGCCTCCTCCTCGACCTCCATTTCGGAGTCGCTCTCCGCCTCGACCTCCACCTCGACCTCGTCCGCTTCGACAGGGGGCGGCGCGGGGGGCGGCGCGGGCACGGGCGTGGCCGATGCCGTGATCGTCATGCCATCGACCTCATCGATGTCGCAGTCAAACTGGCCCGTGGTGTAGATCGTCTCGAGCCCCTTGAACTCCTTGAACTTGAGCACCTGGGCAACCGCTTCACCAGAAGTGCGGTTGCCAAACCCCAGCGAGCGCAGGAAGGTCTGTGGCCAGCGAGTCGCACGGAGCACCGCTGCGAGAACCTTGCGCTCCTCCTCGGTGGCGTTCGCCAGCTTGTCCAGGCCGAGGGGTGGCTTTTTCTCTTGGAGGTAGACCA